CGTGGGCCCGGTCGGGGTCCTTCGCTCGGCGAGCAGCGCGCCCGGCCTTCTCGTACTCCTCCTGGGCCCGTTCGAGCGCCCGGAGGTTGGCGGCGGTCTTGGAGGCCGTCACGGCCTCCTGCGCCTTGGACAGCACGTCACGGGCCTTGTCGAACGCGGCGCACGCCGCGGTCAGGTCCGCGTCGGTGGTGGTGGGCATCGCGCCCCTTTCTGGTTGGGTCGCCCCGTCGCGGGGCGGTCTGGCTCAGCGGACCGCTGCGGGTCCGGTGAACGTCTGGCCGGCTTCGGCCAGCACCGCGCCGAGCTCGCCGTGGTCATGCACCACGGGCTCGGGCAGCACGAAGTTGCCCTGGTCATCCACACGGAGCCGCTTCAGGTCGGCGGCCTTCGTCGTGTAGGAGTCCTGGGACTTGAGACGGGACAACATCTCCCGGTTGCGGTCCTTCGCCGCATTCGCCGAGTCGCGGGTGACCGGCTCGATGCCGCAGTCGCAGCGGTCGTGGATGGGCAGCAGGTCAGGCGACTTGTAGAGCTGCGTGGAGGCGATGACGCACAGGCCGCACGACTCACCGGACGGGACCCGTATCCATCGGTAAGGGCGTTCGGCGGGTGGGGTGGCCTCGTCGACCGCCTTGGCGGTGGCCCGCATCGACAAGCTGATGTCGGTCTGCGCCGACCCCGATGCACGGGCCCCGGCGGCGCTCACGGCGTCGGTGAACTGCGACCCGTTCGACAGCGCCGACCACAGTTGGATGAACGGGCGGGTGTAGACCGTGGCCGGGTCGGCCCCGGCGCGGACACCCGCGCCGATCAGGTTGGTGGCGTCGACCCCGAGAGCACGGCGGCCCAGCATCCGGGCCAGGTAGGCGTCGGTCAGGCTGACCGTGCGCCGCTGCCCGGCCGCCACCAGCGGCAGGACGACGGCGAGGAAGCGGGGCACGTCCTCGCGGTCCCACCGGCCGAGGTCCCGCCACGCACGCTCGGTGCGGTCACCGACGATGCGGCGTATGCGGATGAGCTCGTCCCGGTAGACCTCTGCGGGGTCAGGCATTGAGCCTTAGGTGTCGTAGCGCTCCAAGATCATTCGTGCCCATGCGATCCTGGCTAGGGGCTGACCGGGGCCGGGGGTGTTACAGCACCGCCCGGCCCACTTGATTCTACCGGACCGAACAGGTCCATCTCCGCACCCATCGCCTTGAATCGGGCGATCTGGGTCGGGGAGTACCCGGCGTCCTCCCAAAGCTGCTCGACTGGGACGCCGATCTCCTTCTTCTTGAGCAGCGAGTCCATCAACTGCGCGTCGCTTCGAGTCTCAGGATCAGACCAAATGGTCTCCATCTGTGACGCGTTGGCGAGGTGGTCGATTCCGGCGATGCGGCCAGCGAGGCGAAGCGCCTCCTCCCACGTCTCGCCAAAGAACCTCATCTTGCGGCGGACCTTGGCGACCAGGCCCGTCTCCGCCGCCTTGATGGACTCGCCCGACAGGCGGTCAGCAGATGCGTTCAGGTAGTGCGGCGGGGTGCGCGAGATCGACGCCACATGCTGAATCAGCATGTCGATCGCCACCACGAAGTTACGGAGGTCGGCCGCCTGGAAGGTGCCGAACGCGGCGTCCGGCGACTCCGACACCAACAGCGACGCCGTGTCCACCTGCGGCTTCACGGGAGCGTTCGTCGTCGGGTCCGTGTCCAACTCGAGGCCCGTCGCCCACCGGGCAGGAAGCGCCTGCTTATCCGACCCCACGATCAGGTCGGCGATGAGCTTGTTCACGGCGTCCTGCAACGGGATGATCGACTTGATCTCGGACTGGGCGATGATGCCGTTACGCGAGTGGCGGATGCGGGGCCGGTTCTGCAACGGGATGACCGGCACCACCCCGAGCGGGTTCGGCATCACATCACCCGCCACCCAGCGGACCGACTTCGGGTCCACCAACCCGTGACTGTCGTCGCGGGTCGTCGCTGAGCGGTAAAGGTGGACGGCGTCGGGGAGGAACAGCTCGGCGTGGTCGTAGCCCCACTCGTCCCGGTACACCCGCAGGCCGGCAGCGCGGCGGCGGTGCATCTTCGGGTGGCACTCCACAATCGCGTCGTGGGCGTTCGCCACCGTGATCTCGGGCATGCCGTCGGTGTCGGAGAACCACGGGATGACGTACGACACGCCGCACACGAGAGCGTCGGTGTGGGCGAGCTGGGACTGGCCGTCCAGGTCGTTCGCCTGCCAGATCCGCCAGGCGTCCTCGTCGCCGTCGGGCGAGTCGCCGACCCGGAACCCCTCGACGTTCAGGCGCTCCTCGGCGGCATCGATCACCACCTCGCAATTGTGCGTGGCGAGAAGTCCCGGCAGCACGAACGAGTGGGCGTCTTCGACGGTGAGGTCCCACACGAAGCCGGAGTAGGCGGTGCGGTCGACCTCGGCGACGGCGTAGCCGATCCAGTCGCCGACGATCGCGCCGGACGGCGCCTTGTCAAACGCCGTAGTGCCGTCCATCGTCCAGCCAAGCAACTCGGCCAGGCGGCGAGCGGACGCACCGGAGGCCGTGAGCATGTACGCCTCGGCGTGCCCCTCCCGCTCCTTCGTGGTCGACCAGTGAACGGCGACGCCGTTCCGGGCGAGGATGGCCTGCAACTGTGATGCCCATGCCAGCGAGATGGTCGTGTAGCCGATCTGGTGGCCCCGGTGAGTGCCGTCGCCGAGAAACGCCGAGCGCAGGAGAGGCACGAGGTTGCCGTGAGTGAACAGCTCGGGCGAAAGCCGCTTGCCGCTCGACCGGCGCCCACCGTCGCGCTCGAGCCGACGAGCCCACTCCTTGGAGTAGGCGGCCACCTGGATACAGCGGCCGGTCGTCTTGACTCGGGTGATGTGGGTCAGGCCGCAAACCTGCTTGAGCAGGTCTTCGACCTCGGACTGGTAGCCGACCTCGTCCTCGTGGAACGAGAAGGAGATTCGGCCGTTGTCGCTCACGGACCCTTCAGCCAGGTACCAGCCGAGGAGCGATTCGTAGTTGGCGGTGAACGTGTCGGCGGGGCCGGCCTTGGGGATCTGCGTCCACACGATGTCGCCGGGCTGAAGGTCGCCGGCCAGCACCCACTCGCGCTGAACGTCGAACTCCCACGCCTTGTTCGGCTCGGTGCCGTAGCAGCGGAAGTGGATGGAGGGGTCGGCGTACTTCGCCGTGATGCTGGTCATCTCGGCGAGACGCGACGCGAGAACCGGGTGGTTGCTGGTCATGCGGGCCGTCGGCGAGCCGTAGGTCCGCACGGTGACAAGATCCTCGTCAACGGGGCGCGCCAGGACTCGCTGCACCTCGTGAAACTCGCCGTCGTGTGCCAGCACGAACTGGCCCGGTGTGATCCTGTCGATGGCGGAGACGCCGTCGGCGGTCACGACCGGGGAACCGGACGGCAAGCACCAGTTGTCGGCGAACGCCCGGAACATGCCGCCGAACGCCTCACGGAACCGCTTGGACTGGAACGCCAGGTTGTGGATGCCGTCGTAGTAGTCGGTGGCGGTCTGGATCGCGGCGCGACGTTCAATCAGGTCCTCGTACAGGTCGTGCAGCCAATATTCGGGTGAACCCACAGGGGTGTCAGGCACAGGCAACCCCTTTCCGGGCTCTAGAACACGACCAGGCGACCCGGGCGCTTCTCCTCCGGCGGAGGCTCACGCAACACGTCGTTGCGGGCCTCGAGCGCCAGCACGGCGCACACCAGAAGGTCGATCTTGTCCGGCGACTGCGGGAACTTCTTCCGCACCGCCAGGTGCCCCCGGTCCTTGAACCGGCGGGCGTTCCCCACATGCGTCGCCAGCAGCGGGTAACGGTCGTGGGTGACCGCCTTCGTCATCACCGACGTGTGGAACAACTCGAGGGCGTCACCCATGAACTTCGGGCGGTTCGTCCACCACTCCTTCACCACGTCACCGTGGCGGCCGTACCAGCGGCCCAGGTCCTCCTGCCAGTACGGCGGGTCACCGTAGAACGCCCGCACCTGCCACCGGTCGAACGCTGAAGCGACTGCGGCGTCCACCGCGTGCTTCGGCACCTCGCCGTCGTGCTCGAGCGGGTCCCACACGCCCACCACGAACAGGTGACCCGACTCCACGTCACAGCCGACCAGACCTGTCGTGTCGTCGTACAGCGAACCGTCGAACCCGAGTGTGACCGCAGCACCATCGGCCGGCGGGGCGGGCTCACCGGCGCACTCGTCCCACGCCGCGGGGGCGATGAACGCGTCCTCGTCGGCCACGATGCGGTTCCCGAAGAACCGCTCGGCCTGGGCGGCGTCACGCTGGATGAGCTCGGCCGCCTCAGCGTCGATGCGCTCGAGGTCGACCCAGCCCAACGGCGGGCGGGCGCTGTCGGCGTACACCTCGCGGAACATGACGACGCGCTCACGCTTGTTGCGGATCGACAGCGACGCTCGCGGCGACGTCATGTCCTTGAGGATGTCCGGGGACTCCGACTCCCACGTCTGCTGCGCCACGGAACCCTCGGCGGGGTCCCATGCGTTCGTCGTCTCGATGCTGCGGCCACCCATGCCGGCCAGGTTGCGGCGCTGGTTGTCGGCCAGCGTGTGACCGCCGTTCGACTTGAGCCACGAGTGCGTCTCGTCCTGCACGGCAAACGTGATGCGCTGACCGAGGCGGGACCGTGCCGACGCGGTGACCGGCTCGATCAGGCCGCCGCCGGGGAGGTTGATGCGGGTGAGGCCCGTGTCGGGGATGTCGGCGGC